TTATTGGAATTTCAGCATGAAACCAGCCATAGCCTGATAATCACCCGCTTGAATATTTCCCGGCACACCATCTCCCTGAAGGTAAACGGTAAAAGGAAGGGTGTTATTACCATTCTGGAGCGAAAAATTTTTGCTGGGTTTTCCCAGCTCAAGCACATTTCCTGAACCATCGGTCAAAGCAACACTGGCACCGCTAGCCGTACCTGTAATGCCAAGACGACCATCCTTTCCCTCCGCGCCAACGCTTTTTTGCTGGAATTTATCCAGCTCACTGTTTCCTCTCTGCAAGTTGCTGGTATCGACACGCAGAGCAATACTTACAATGTCACTCATGCTTTTCTCCAGGCGTAAAAAAACCACCCGAAGGTGGTTATAGACAGGATTTTATTCCTTCTGTTCGTTTTTTTACTCCTCGCCACGGGTCCAGTGAACCTCTCAGCGAGTAGAAATCAATCTTGGTTATGCCGCCATCACTATAGACATCTGCATTATCCGCTATCGAAATAATGCTGTAGTACTTCCCTGTTTTCTGTGATGTAACAGCTCCTCCCCCAGTCATATTACTTTGCCACGCAACCAAGATACATTCCTGCGTCTCCTGAACTCCGTTAGATGTCGTAAAAGAGGCGACAATCTCTTGATCTTCTCTATAAGTGTAGGGGTTAACGCACCCCGTGAGAGTTATCACTCCTAACGTCAGAAGTAGCCTTTTCATGTCCCTATCCCTTCAATATTTTAGGCTAAAGAGTAACAGGATATCATTGCTAACAAAACCAACAAGTAGACTACTGAGGAGGTAAAAATAATGCCATATCCTTGTAAGAATTAGCTTTCCTATAACTTTCCCCTTCATTTCTCATGAATAACCGAAAGCGCCGTCGCTTCAATCACCAAGATATCTAAGAACGCGGTTACCTCATCCTCTACGCCATGCAGTTTCATCAACCAGGGCAAACTGTGCAATCAAGCCCGCTTATACCGCTCATACCTGCACGCCATTGCTTGGCCATAATCCAATGTTAGCTCAACATCTGCACTCAATAATAACGATGCAAAGACTGGCAATAGCAAATGGGTATGGTTGGAATAGATTCGTCAAAATGGTAGATCAAGTATTGCCAAGAAAAAGCGGAACATTCGAACTGCAGTTAACTGATCCAACATCGAGTTTTGGCTTTTTTTCATACAGTTTTGCAGAAGATTTTTTGAAGGGGAAAAAACAAACGGGAGCCATAAGCTCCCGTTATCATCAAACGCTAAAACACACTTACATGTGTTTAACGATAGCGTCGCCAAACTCTGAACATTTCAGCAGTTTAGCGCCTTCCATCAGACGTTCGAAATCGTAGGTCACGGTCTTGGCAGCGATAGCGCCTTCCATGCCCTTAACGATCAGGTCAGCAGCTTCGAACCAACCCATGTGGCGCAGCAGTATATTGCAGATAAAGAATTAACCATATGATTTTAAATAATAAAAACATTCAATTATGCTCAAAAAACACCTTTTACCGTGATTTGTAACCTATTGATTTAATGGAATGATTCTAGGGTTTTGATAACCGATTTTTCGTAGAGCACCGACATGGGGTGTCGGGGGTCGGAGGTTCGAATCCTCTCATGCCGACCAACTATTTATAGAGAAACCAACCACTTACGGTTGGTTTTTTTATTAACAAAATCTTCACATGGTAAAATGATGGTAAAATGGTGGTAAAATTGCCGACAAGCCAACTCCTTTCTGCACGTAGGTTTCTCCTCTTTTTAGCCGTTAGATCGCCGTCTTAATTGCAGCTCCACGCTATCAATAGTGCCGGGATTTCTCCCGGCGCTGCGATCATTCCTTGGCTTCTTCGATAGGCGCTGGCGTTTCACCTGGTGCTGGTTCTTCACCACTTTCCGGCTCTGTTACCTCCGGGGTGACTTCCGGCACTTCATCTTCAGGTACCGGCTCATACTCTGGCTCATCGCCGCCTGGCATCTCGACACGCAGATCAATCCAGCGACCGGCAGGGATGTCGATCGGCTGACCTTCCTTATATCCGACCTTCACGTTCTGGGCGAACTTCGGTGCGGTAGAGTTAACCCGGTGGAAGGTCTTGATCAGCAGGTCACCGGTTTCATCCACCTCGTAATCCACCCACACCAGAGGCAATTTGTTGCGGTCTGTCGGGATTTCGATACCGCCATCCACCCCGCCCCACTCGGCATCAGCATTAAAGCCGAGGGTACCAGAAATACGATAGACGCCTTCGGAAACTCGCTCAGTCGTCACGCCCTGACTTTCGTCGTTGAGTTCGCACTGGCCATCACCGAACAGCTTGACGATAGGGGAAGCTTTCTTAACAAAACCGTTGGCATCAAAAGTAGTATTCCCGGTGGAGAGGAATTCGTAACTTTTAGAATTATAGTGATTTACAATCCCAACTTTGCCATTTGGCGAGATAATAATATCTGCGCACTGGGTAGGGTTTGTTTTCGCCCTCATGATCCGCATACCAAAACCCCATGTGTTACCAACAACCCATGAGGGTACTGTTCCACCAGCAGCAATAGTTCCATCAATTGATGACTTTTCGAATGACAGATATGAGTTCGCTTGTGTCCCAGTCAAAGAATCAAAACGATAGGTACCGCCCCAATTCGGGCCAGGAGAAATACAGTCAGCCATTACACCAAAAGCGCTCGGATCGGGAAGCCCTGCATCATCCCAGACTAAATGCCATCCTTGAAAAACCCCGTTTCTACAGACGTTGCGGTACTGCCTGTCAAATGAGCTAGGGGCGGTAATGAGCGCCATGGCAAATACAACACCTTGGACACTGCCGCTAGTAGATGCCAACGTCCAATCGAGCATGTATGCAGTATCAGTACGCGGCATACCTTCGCTTCCCGCCCACGCTACATACTTCCCGCTCATCTGGGATTTAACTGCGTTGAGAGTATCAACCAAAGGCATTGGAGGCGTAACACCTCCAATACCAAACTCTCCTTTTTTAACCGCATTAGCTAACGTGGCCGCTGCGTTGTTTTCGCTTGTCTTTGCCGCCGCCGCCGATGCGGCCGCAGCTGCTCGCATACCATCTACAGTGGCCACGATAGCCGGGTTTAGATCGGCTTCACCGGGAATGGTTAAGAAGTCGTTTAACGTCCCTGTTGCTGAGTTAACCATTACCTGAATACCACCCACGCGCTCCGGCTGGCGACCTGCGGCGGTAATCATTACATCATACTGCCCAGGCTCAACACTCAGCGTATAGCGCCCTGTGGCGTCAGTGACAGATTGAGAACGTGCCTGGATAACCACAGTTGCAGACGTTTGGACAGCACGTAGCTCGATTACTACACCCACGCGCGCATCACCCATTGGGCCTTTTAATACACCGCTGATTACTGCCATATTTTTACTCTCCAATAAAAAACCCGCTGCTTGAGCGGGATTGAAATATTATTTAACGGGTGATTTACTGATGACCGCCGGAACCTATGCAGTTTTTACCGGGCTGTGCATCGCCAACCCACAGCTTATGGCAGAACGGAAGTCGCTCATGGTTTGCGGAGCCACATCCAACCAAAGTAAGTGATAATGCTATCAATATATATTTCATTTTATATCCTTATTGCCATCTTCCAGAGGAGTTAAATACCATTGCAATCCCATTTGTGCTATACACCGTACCATTCAAGCTATTAGTATTTAAAGTCACCAGCATTCTTGGTTTCGTGTTCGCTGGGATAATTACTGGCGGTGAGAACAAAGTACAGGTTGTAGAACGCGTCCCGCTTGTTGAGCTTGTTGTCATATCAAAACCTTGCTGACCAACAATAGCGCCATCCCTGTAGACTTGCACGCTAAGCCCACCAGGACCTATACCTGTTCTATACAAGCTAACGTTAATCGGGCCGAATATAAAATATCTATCAAACGGCATAGACTCCAACAACTGCTTGTTGAAAAACACGTAATTTGAGCCATCAACGTAATAATTACCAACAGTAACAGAAACAACATCACCTGTTATCTTATTTGCCCTTACCTCCCCCTCAAAGTAACCATTAGCGCCGCGAATCTCACCAGAGAAGTAACCATTATCAGCGTAAATAGAGCCCTTAAATGACCCGCTCCACGCTTCAATATGACCACGAACAGTAATACCATTAAAAACCCCATTACCATTCTTATTAATAGACCATCCTGTTTGATAGTCCCAATTATAATTATCTGATTGGATGTACTCTCCAATCTTCGCATTGGTAATCGAACCGTTTTTGATGAATGCCGAGTTCATGAATACCTGACCGTTCTCGACCGCGAACGGGCTCGATACCGCTGATCCGGTACCGCTGGCCGTATTCAAAATGGCGAACCGATCAGCGACTACAAGCACCTGGCTCTGCATGCCTTCGGGGGTGTTCTCCACACCTACACCAATCCCTGCAGTGTATAGCTTGCCATCTTGCGTTTTACCGACTTTGACAGACCACATGTCCTGCAGCTTGCTTGCATCCTCGATCGGCCCCAGTAAGTCCTTGCCGAGCTGTGTTTCTGTTATCTTGCCTGTCAGTAAGTCCAGAACGTCACTAGCGTCGCTGCTTGATGTGCCTTCCGTCCAAGCTGTCCATGGCCCGGCATTGCCGAGGCGGTCAACAAGACGAGCCTGGAACCAGAACTTAACGCCAGCGGCCAACCCGGTCATTGTGTGGCTGCGCTGTGGGTAGGCGTAATCGCCCAGGTGCATTTTGCCGCTACCATTCGATTGGCGGCTATACCAGATCTCCGTCCTCTGAGTGTCCTCCGCACCAGGTGGAAACGCCCAGTTCAGCACGATGCCAAACACCTGGCCAACAGTGGTAAAGCTGGCCAGAGCGGGCGGCTCTCCTATCTTGCCCTTTAAGACCATTTCCGGGGCGTTGGCCCACACGCTCGAAATCTCTGCCGGGTTTATTGCACGGACACGCGCCTGGTACCGACCAGCGTAAATCCCCTGCACCTCAAAACCCAGCGTTGAAACACGCGGGCCGGGTATCCAGTTGCCGTTATCCCTGCGCCATTCCGTTTCGTATGCAATAGCGCTCTCGGCTCTGTCCCACGTCACATAGAGCGTGGCCACGGCCAGCCCCTGAATGGTTGCAGAGTTCTCCCTGATCCGGACGTTAGCCGGTGGAGCCTGGACGCCTGGCGGAATAACACTGATCGGGCGGTCTTCGATACGTGCGCCGGTGTCGATACGTGCGTACTTGTCCGGGTCGTGCTCTATAGCGGTGATATCGAACGAAACGCCGTCTTCGTTTTCCGTAATACCGGTGACACGAAATTGCTGGATAGCAAGGTCAGAGGCATCGACCGCCCAAGCAGATTCTGCTGCTGGCGGCTCGCTGTAGTTGGTCGAGACAGTCACTACCTTCCCGCTCACGGCGCTGATTGTCCTGGCCTGTGATTTGCCGCTGGGCAGGTTCACGATAAGCCGCTCACCAACCTTTGCCGAAGACACGCGATCGAGCGTGATGTTGCGGCCAGAAACCGAACTGATACGACCACCAAGCGGGCGCCCTGCCATCGCCTCATCTGCCACGCCGATGATCCACCCCGGCAATGGTATGTTGCCATCCATGCCCACAGTAAAGGAGATCACCCGGTCTTTGTCGTTGGTCAACAGTAGCCACTTGCCGCGGCGAATGGCCTCGGTCTGACGGGTACACCCAATGGCCGTTAAATCGGCTTGTTTGACGTTGTAACGCCGGATCAGGTTGTTATCGAACACCGGCTCTACAGAGTCTTGGTAGCCGTTTGCGGGGTCGCTCCAGCTCACCATTGCCACACTATAGTGTGTCTTCTCACTGGCGCTACTGTCCGTAAACAGCCCATCTTTAACGTTAGCGCGGGTGTAGATGTAATCCACATCGCGGGGCATATCAGCAAGCGCATTCATGCTGTTGTTAGCCCAGTACGTCATGCCACGGAAGATGTTCGCGAAATCGCGCAGCACCGTCCAGGCTTCTTCCTGCGATTGAATGTAGGCATCACAGAGAAAACGGGGCTCTGTGCCGCTGCCGCCACGACCATCGGGTACCAGCTGATCGCAATACTGCGCTATGGCGTATAAGTCCCATTTCGTCAGCGCCAGGTTCTCGGCTTTTACTCGGCTGCCGATGCTGTAGCGGTCATTGATAAGCAGATCGTAAAACACCCAGGCAGGGTTATTCGTCCATGCCCATTTAAAGCTGCCGTTCCAAGTGCCGGTGTAAGTCCGTTTTACTGGGTCGTAGGTCGTGGGGATACGGATCACGCTACCCTTTGGTTCGCATGAAACCTGCGGGATGTTCTGAAACTGTTTCGCGTCGAACTGCACAAATAACAGGGCCGTTTCTGGGTACCGGAGTTTCACGTCGATCAGCTCTGTGAGCGACTCAATAACCATTTTATCCGCTACCCGGTTACTGGTGCTGTTTGGCGTGATCCTGCGAACCCGCACCTGCCAGCCGGTGGTGGCCTTCGGTAGATTAATGCGGTGGCTGCGCTCGTATTTTGTCGTGGTTTTGCCATCAACAGCCGTTTTCAACACCTCTCGGTAAGCACCGCCGTCAGTCGCCACATCAATGGCGTATTCAATGCGATAGCCGTTTACATCGCCGTTATCCTCCTGCCGCTGAAGTTGCTGCCACGAAAAGCGCACACGAACGGCGGAAAGCTGGGTATTGGTCAACGAACGCACCCACGAATTTAAGCTGGTAAGTTCGGTACCAATGGTGATCTCGTTTTCAACGTCGGGCATGCCGGGGATATAGTCCTGATCCGGAGTACCTGGACGAAACTCCCATTTCACACCAGGAAAGTTTTCCGAACCATCAGGGCCGATGATCGGGGTGCCATCGAGAAAAATATTGGTACCATCTAAACCACCGGCTAGCTCACCCTCGGCAAGCGCCAACAGGATTTTGGCGTAGGATGTGGATTGCAGGGAGTCGGGGGATTCGACAGGCGTGTGCTGGTCACCGCCGCCAGCTTTGCGGCCCTCTATCACAGACATTGATTTTCTCCAGGCGTAAAAAAACCAGCGCTAGGCTGGCCATTGAGGAATGCGGGTTGTTTACTGCTGGTCTTCGGCGAAGATCCCCGCTGAGATAATGGCACCACCGATCCGGCGCTTGCCGTAGAGAATAGGTACCGGATTGCCCTGGGCAATGGTGTTCACCGGCCCACCAAAGGCATAGCTCGGCTTATTATCCGGGCTTTCGCGCCTTGCTGCCCCTCCCTGCATCGGGGAAAGCATTTGAGCAACACCGCCAAGCATCATTGCAGCACCAGCCTGCAAGGCATAAGACCCCCAGACGCCACCACCAAAAGCCTGCCCCCACGGGGACATGCCAATAGCACCAACGACGACCAATACCGCGCCAAGGATAGTCTGAAACATTCCCGCTTTTTTACTGCCTATAATGACTGGAGCAATCCTGATATCTTCACTACCTGAAAATTCGAGTTCGTCTTTACCGATATTGTTTTTCCCAACAAAAATAGAGAATGTTAATCCTCTCTCCTTTGCTGTCTGTAAGAATCGTTCAAAGCCTGGAATGGTTATGGATAGCGCCTTGATTGCCTCTTGCGGCGTGGATACAACCAGTTCGTGAACTCGGCCAAATGTTGAGCCAAGAACACCATAGAGCCTAATAACTCTATATTCATCTGCGGAAATACTCATATTCACCCCAATAAAAAACCCTCCGAAGAGGGTCTTATTCACAATCCAGCTTTCTTTCGAGCCTCTTCAAGATATCCCTCAGCGGAATTATCTTTCTTAGTTGCATCAATGCTTGGGTCTAGTATCTTCGATAATTTACTATCGATTGACTGCAATAATTCTATTTGTTTATTAGCTCTAACGCTTGCTCTATTTAGGAAGTACCAGATAGCAATAGAGATAACTAAAGAAATTAGATACCAAAGGAAAAAACCATCAGACATTGTTAACCCCTCTTGATAAGTGAAGTGATCATCCTATCAGCGATTTATTTTAAACGGTACCTCAAAATCATTACAGCTCTGTTCTGCCAATACCCATCATAGGGAACATGTTTACTCAGTTGTCCGTACATGTGGTGGAGCATCACCCCATCGCCAAGATAGACCCCTGCGTGGTTCGCCTCGTCGGCACGCACCTGCATAATAATTACGTCCCCCACCAGCAGATCACCGGTAGCCGGTATAAATCCAGCCTCGGCATAGTGCTGCATGTAAAGGTTTTCGCCGCGCTCCCACCAGCCATCCGAACGCTCGAAGTTGGGGATATCGATATCGCACTCCAGCCGGTACCAGTCACGCACTATCGCGTAACAGTCCCAGATCCCGTGCACAAACGGGCGGCCCAGTAGCGGCTTAACGCCCTCCGTTGGCATGATTGATCGAATATCCCCTTCTGGCCAGCTGGCGATAATCCACGGTAGCTGTGACAGGTCACATTGCGCTATATCGAGCTGGCTCGGCTGTGTTGTAGCATCAGGGTGGCTGTGAACGATAGCGACGATCTCCCCAGTATCCTCCGCGCTGGCGTAATCTTCTGGGTGCAGGCTGAATTGCTCGGTAGGCTCCGGGGCTGTGTTTCTGCAACGCAGGTACTGCTGACGGCGGCCATTTTGCACCACCAGCCCACAGCACTCTGCCGGATAGCTTTCTTCGGCATGCGCCATGACAGCGCTGATTATATGTTTTCGCATGGCTACCTCTTCAACAATGCGGAGCCGGGGAAGCCACCGAATGGAAGCGGATTACCTTTCCCCCAGCGAGGTTCGCAGCCAGTGGACAGCAGGCCCGAACAAACATCTTTAGACGGATCGCTAACCTGCTTTCCGTCAGCATCAAAATATTTAGCACCGGTATAGCCGCAAGACGCACCGCGATATTGCCCACGGATGCACCAGGTGCAAAGGCTATGGATCTGTCGGGTGGGGATCATGATGCCCTGCAGGTCGGCAGGCGAGGACAGCGCGAACTGGATACCAGTATTGTTGCCGCTGATCTTGCGGTCGATGTACCACACATCAACTTTTTCTTGCGTCGGGTCGGCCTCTGGGTTGCCCTCCGGAAAGTTTCGGGCATCGAGGTAATGGGCGTAGGTGTCGCGGATCGTGACCTTGAACATAGCCAGATTTTGGTATGCCAGGCACATCGAACCAACGGTGCCATCGATGTTACCCACTGACAACGTAGGGCTCGGTGCGGTGCCGTCGCTGGTGACTTCCAGCCCCTCAATTTCTACAGGCCACGGTTTGTACTCCCGGCCACCGAACCAGATGGATTTTGCCGGTAGCTTGGCCGGATCATCACCGGCCTTTTCCAGCTCTGCCGGAGTGAACGGGATCGGATGGCTGTGAAAGTACAACTCAGGCCCGCTGAACTGACTACCGTCAACTTCGAACAGGCGAATTTTACTCCCAGGTTCCAGAACCTGGTGATCAGCATTGATAGACATTGGTTTTTCCTACGGTCTGAAGGCGGTCTCGAACGTGGCCGCAAGCTGATACATCTGATCGCCGCGGTCATTCTTACCCAGTGCGGTTACCTGATACGCTTTGCAAGTGAAAAGCCCAGGCTCAAAATTTGGCGTTGTCCACTTAAACGCTTTATACCCGGCATGGCGCTTGAAAAAACTCCTGATCTCGAAAGTGCGCTTCCAGTTACCGACAAATGTTAATGACCAGCTTTGGAGCTCTGTATTCAGCCCATCGCCAACCTGCTGTTTATAGCCATCGCCAAATTGCACTTCACGCACACGAAAAGAGTGATCGCCGGTTGGGCTTATCCTTGCGGCATAACTAAAAGTTTCCAGTGCCATTAAATCACCTTCTTCCCCTATTTGCGGTGTTTAACATCCCTCCCTGTCCTGTAGCTTTTTCCATGTACACCTTGATGCGTTGATCAACGTATTTTCCAACCTCACTACCGAACTGTTCCATGCCTGGCGGTGCGGATGTAGTCGTTTGCCCATCGCTGTAGACTGTAATGTTTACTGTCGGTGCACTGCCACCAGCACTCCCCCTGTTCGGCTGGCTGGCGGTCGTCGGGCGAATTCCCAATGATCCACCAACGGCAACTGGCGAAACTAACCCACCATCGGCGTAACCTCGCATCATGCCGTAAAGATTCTCTACGCCGATCCGCTCAGTGGCTTCTTTGGTCATCACGAATTCGCCACGGTGCACAATGCCGGCCTCTTCGTATTTGCCACCCGCACCGGTGTAACCGCCGAGTTCATACGCCCTAAAATTGGTACTCATCCCCATCGCACCAGTGCTTGCTGAACCTGCTGCACTGGCAGCCCCAGAGGCCGCTCCTGAAGCAGCACCACCGATGCCACCAGACAATCCGCCCATAATGCCGGTGATCGTCTGCATAATGGAGCTGGTGACCAGCGCTTGCGCAGCCATCTCTATAAGGTTTTGAATAATCGATTGTGTGAGAGAAGCGAAAAGGTTAGTCATGCCCTCCTTGAATGTCTGTGTACCCGTCAGCATGCCCGTAAGCATATTGCCGAGCCGCTCCGTAGAGGTCTGAAAAAGGTCTACAGTCATCTTCTGCATATCGCCTTGGCTGGCATACAGTTGCAGTGATGCCTGGTAACGCTGCTCCATCGCTTCACGATCCGCCGCAACAATGAGCTGATTGGCGCGGCTTTGAGACACTACACCCGCAGTGGCATAGCTATCGATCAGGGCATGCCGTTTAGCCAGTTGGTTTTCAAGGTTCTGGATAGGATCAACATTACCGGCCAGCTCTGCGGTACCGGAAACAGCGTAACGCTGATCGGCCTCGGCATTCGCCTGCAAGTAGGCTGTGTTGATATCCTGTTTACGGCGGGAAAGTTCCTCGGCGCTTTTGATTTCGCCATCAGCAAGTTGGCGCTGTAGCTGCTCGTTAGCCTTTTTCTGGGTATCGGCAGCGGCTCGGTAAGGATCGGAAGCAATAGCAGCGTTGTGATCTTCCCAGCGCTGTTTTGCCTCGGCCAGAGTCTTGTTCAAACGCTCCAGCCCTGCACGCTGTTCGTTAGTCCACTTTGTACCGGCTTCCAGCGAAGCGGAGAACAACGCAGCGGCTGCGTCCCCCTCTTTCAGCCGGATGCCTTCAACCTGAATTTCCTTGTTCAGGTTGGCGATTTTCTGCTGGTAATCCCCCGCCACTCCAGCGGATTTCTTGCTAGCGGAGGCTGCATCTTGCTCCGCTTTTTGCTGGGCTTTTGTCGCTGCTGTGAGGCTCTCAGTTGTTCTCTCAGCAGCAACTTTACCCGCAACATAAGCCTCATAATGACCAGGGGGGAGCTTTAGATCATCGGCCTCATAAATAGCCTGTTGCTCGGCCTTTGCTATCCCCTTTAGCCCTGCAAGTGCCTTTTCTCGCTGGACTTTTAGCATTGCTGCTTGCTGCTTTTCGTCAAGCTTCGGAAGAGCCAACCCTGCAAATTTTGGAGCCGCCGCGGCGGTAGAGAGGCCCGTCACCTTGTTAAGCTGAGCATACATTTCTGCAAGACCGCCAACGGCCCCAGCCATGGCTGCTGTCTTATTTATCGATTCATTCAGTGCTTGAGTGCGGAGTGATTCTGTATTGCGGAGTTTTTCTGTTTGTTGTTCAAGCTCATAGCTCTTTTTACTTAAGCGCCCCTGAGCGTCTGTGATCTCCTCCTGTATATCATTGAGAGACATCAGCGTATTGATGCGGCTCATCCACGGGCTTTCTTTGGCGTCTACCTCCATTTTTTGCAGAGCGGATAAGCTGTCTTTCAGCTTGCGGATCTCTTCTTCCGTCTTAGCGATTTCAGAACGCTGCACGGCGATAGATTTTCCGGCATCTACAGCGGTGGACTCCAAGCCGGCGATCGACATGCCGGACATTTGCTTTCTGACTTGCTCAACGGTGTTACCGTAGGCCAGCGCGGTCTTTCTGGCTTGCTCATTCTTTTCATGCACGTAGTACCATGCAGCCCCGACACCAAGCACAATCCCAGGGATCCCACCGACGGCACTTAATAGCCCGCTGCCGAGCCTTGTTCCCAGGGATGTTACGGCGTTGAGACCACTTTGAGCCGTCGTGCGGGCCGTGATGCTGGCTGCTAACTGGCCCTGTGCAACAGCAAGCTGCCTTTCTGCAATGATTTGCGCCTCGATCCCCACCGCCGCAGCCCTTGCCTGCTGAGCACGGTAAAGCGTGGCTCGAGCTGAGGCGGTAGCTGCTTTTGTACCTTCAACCTGGGCGGCCGCAACAGCTACCTCTGTGCGATATGCCGCCAGCATCCGTCCTGTGGCTGTTTGCACACCCAAGGCCAGATTACCGAAGTAACGCACCGCGCCGATCCCGACAAGCACACCCAGACCAGTGGCCACATTATCGATATTACCTGCAAGCCCATCCATAACACCGGCAAGTGATGTTGTGATACCCGCCGCCTGGTTCTGCCCGCCAATCCACTCCATAAATGCGTTATTGATGCGTGTTGATGCTGCGCTGACGCTGTTTGGCATGGTGTCGAATTCTTTCCTAACCTGCCCGAGCTGACTAATTATAGCAGGGACGATCACCGGGGTTGGCAACTTCCCTGCATCAGCTAGCCCCTTAAGATCCTTTTGAGCTACCCCTAAGCCGTCAGACAGCATTTTCATTATCCGCCCGCCAGACTGCGCAACAGAGTTAAAATCCTGCCCACGCAGAACACCACGGGCTAGCGCTTGTGATAATTGGGTGATCACTGTGGATGTCTCCTCAGCAGACGACCCTGACACTTGCAGACCGGTAGACAGCGCCTCAGTAAGAGATAAAATATCCTTGGTTGTGTACCCGTATTCACGCAGCGAACTGGATGCTTTCGAGAACAGACTGGCGTTAGACTCGAACGTTGATCCGGTGTATTGGCTGATCCGCATTAATCCGGCTTGCGCGGCGCTGAAATCTTCCGCTGAAGTGGTGGCCAGCTTTACCCGCGCGTTGAGCGAGTTCCACTTGTCAGCCATGGCGATCAGGTTGCCGGTAGCAAATGCCCCGGCAAACGCACCGGCCATCGCCAATGCGCTGCTGCGCACGGTCGCCAATTGCCCATTCAGATCAGCAAGAGCTCGCTGACTCTGACGAGTGGCATTCTCTGCCTGGCGGTTACCCTGCGTCATTGTTCTGTGATAATCGGCCCCCATGCGTGAGGCACGGGCGATCTCAGTCTGGAAGGAGCTGGAGTTAGCCGAAATTTTAATGATTAGCTCACGCAGAGATGCCATATTTCACCCATAAAAAAACCCGCCGCAGCGGGTGTTAACTAGCCAGATTTTCCAGAAATGCCTCAAGCCCAGCGGTATCCTCTTCTTCCGCGTCTTCCTCCGCGTTCCAGCGGATCAACATATCCCCAATGGACAATGGATCTTTTGTTCGCTGGGCATTGAAGACGGCAGCGGCGATTTGCGCAGCGTGATAATCACCACGGTCATCACCAATCGGGCTTATTCTGTCAAAAGCCATCCATAAACGGAGTTCGCTAACACTGATGGATTGCTGCAGTTCGCCTAGGGTTCTACCCAGGCGAAGCGCAAGTTTCATCATGAACTGGGTTTCTGGCTCTCTGACTTTTTTTCAGCGTCTTCCGGCGATGTTTGCAGGGCAAGCGCCTGCTTAAGCAGACGGGAATGCACCGGCCCGTAAAAACCCACCACATCGTCCAGCTCTTTGCGGGTAAATACCGGCTTTTGATCTTCATCGAGCAGAACATCAATAAACATCACAGCGTCAGCGCGGATATTACGTTGCGTCTGCTCTGTAATTGAAAGCTCGACCGCCTTTGCGCCCTCTTTGGGCTCTGCAGGCTCCATAATCTCGCGCCACTGGCCCCAGCCCGCTGGCGAGGGTTCTCGCAGGATCACCTTCGCCCCATTCCACTCGGCGACCTCAACCAGCTTGGTGCGAAAACCTGCCATCGGTGCCGAAGCCAGCTCCTTAAGGTTTAATTTCTTTGCTGCCATGGGTTAATGCTCCTATTAGGCTGCTGTGACTGTCACAACACACGTAGCGGTTTTAGCGCCGTCCGTGGTTTTAACGGTGATTGTTGAGGTACCAGGTGTGAGGCCGGTGATAACGCCCTTGTTGGTCACCATCACATTGCCTGGGGCGGAAGATGTCCAAGTCACGCCGCGGTTAGTGGCTGACGCCGGGGCAATCGTTGGGGTCAGGGTGAGGCTGGCCCCAGCGGCAACGGTTGCCGTGGATTTGTCCAGGGTGACACCGGTCACTGGAATGTTTACAGCGTAAATCCGCACAGGCTTACCAATGATGCGCAGCGTATATGAGGCAGATACGATGCCGGATGTGGCCGCACTCCAGCTGTTTTGACGCACTTCGGCAAGATAGGCAAAACCGTTACCGGAAGGGAATACGATACGAATAGCGCGGCGGCTGTCGTCTTCATAGGCATCCATCAAGGAATCCTGGGCAGCATCGTAACCGCTCCAGTTTTTACCGATGGTCATTTCAGAGGGGGCTTTCAGGCCGTTTGTCATCTCCTGCTCTTCGGAGCACAGCGTGGTAACTTCAATATCAGCCTTTTGGCCGCCTGTGTAGCTGAGTTCCTTTGTGCTGCACGATGCGGCAAGCCAGGTAACACCAATAGGATTAGCTTCGCTGACTTCACCAGCGGAGACGCTGATCACCGTGCCTTGTGTTTTTTCATACTTACTTGTCATGTGATTTCTCCAGACATAAAAAAACCCGCCGTAGCGGGTCATGGTCAATGGTATGGGTTACTGCCACACTCGGAATTCGAATGAGGCGCGGAAAAGGCCGGTTTCGGGTTCGTGACCGCTAAATAGATGGACTTCGGCAGGTGACAGCACGGTTACCGCCGCCTCGGCCTGCTGACGTAGAGCTTTCGCCTCGTCAATGCTGCTGGCGTACACGTCGATCTGCACCATGTAGGCAGTTTCAGCGTTACCGCAGAACACATCACCCCGATTTTCATCGGGAACGGTGTAGACGATCCACGGTGGCTTTACCGCTGGCTGCCCCTCCGGCGTAAGTTTGACGACATAGGGATAAGCCTGCCCGCCCACCAGCGGTTTTAACAACGGGTTAAGATCGGCTTCGGTCATTTGGACAGTACCTTATCGATCGCCTCGTTGACCTTGGCAAACGCCGCCTCTGCCGCCGCCCCCTCTTTGGCATCGTATGCGGGTCGGATAAATGGTACAGGTGCCATCTTCACCGTCCCCAGCTCCACAAAGCGCCAGTAGAAAGCATTTTTCGGGTTGCTGGTCTTCATCGAGTTATCGCTGTTGCCCGTTCGTGGATTGCGGCCCCGGATATGCACCCCAGCAACCGCCCCACCATCTTTTGCCCGCATGTTCACCGCAACGACATTACGCGCCAGCTTGCCGGTTTTCTTCGGCGCCCGCGCTCGAACTTCATCACGGAGCACGTTTGCACCCGCCCGCGTAGCCTGACGCAACACATTGCGGTTCTCAGCTTTGCTTAACAGTTCCAAATCCTTCGAAATGTCGAGCAGACCGGAAAAATCCAGATTGCCGCTGATCATGGTTTCACCCCACTTTTACAGAGAATTTCCAGCCTGGTACCTTTGGGATCGGGGATCGGTGGGCCGGTAATCTCCAATACAGCCCCTTTAAACGGGCCATTCAGACACAAAAGCCGGGAGGCGGCGGTAACATCGGTGCGGTGACGCATCCAGACGCGGATAGTGGCTTCTGCCTTCTCTGCGCCGGATGCCACCAGCTCGCGCCCGCTGATCGCCTTCACCTCTGCATAAACAGTCTTGCCGTCGTACCACTCCTCCAGCTCCTGCCCGGAAGCGAGTTCCATCGGGACAAAGTTCTGAATGGTGACGCGGTGGCGCAGTCGGCCTGCTTGCATAGCGCCCCCTTACAGCGGAATAAATCGGTAGGGCTCCAGCAGAGCCTTAAACCCGAGCGGAATACTGACTTTCTGTACGTCGGCGGTATCTTCCCGATTTTCGTACCAGTGACCGACCGCCAGCATGATGGCTAGCATAATGTCATCACTGACCAACAGCCCTTCACTCTGCCCCTCGGGAACTGAGTCATCATAAAGCGTCCGATTGGTATAATTTTCAGCCTTGCGCCGGGCAGCGCCCGCATAAAGCGTTAACAGCTCATCGTCTGAATCATCATCGTCATCAAGACGACATTGCAGGCGCAATTGCTTGATGCTTGGCTTCATCAATGCTCCTTACCTGCAACCTGTTGCCAGATTGCAGGCATAAAAAAACCGCCGAAGCGGTGCGGGGATACGCCGGAATAATGATTATTTCCCGGTCAACGCCTTGATCGCTGATGTATCTTCCAGCACACAGTCGAAACGATGGAAGGCCAGGAACGCGGTCTGATCGTACTCGGCAAAACGTTCAACCAGGCGTTTCAGTGTCATGTAGGTAATACGGCGCAGGATGAAGCGATCGAAATCACCGCAGTAAATAAACTTCTTACCCGTTGCCATGCTGTCGATCGCCTGATCGATAACGTACTGCATGCCCAGCACCGACGCAGGCGCAACACCGACAATATCTGGCAACCACAGCGGGCGTTTATTACCGTCCACCAGTTCAGTGAGCGTTTTCAGCGTGGAATCGTTGAACGCCAGGCGGAATTTTGGCCCGTTTCGGTAGGCAGGATCAATGCTGTGTTTCAGGGTGTTGATGTCTGTCCAATCGAGCGTTACCGCCTTGGCCGCCACGGTACCGGTTACGGATACCTCAAGTCCTTTAGGCTGCACTGGTGTGCCTGCGCCGGTACCTTTAACGATGTATTTGGCTTCACCGCGCCCGATACGCTGAGCGATACGACCAGCCAGATACGCCTCGATATCAACCCCGCTATCCTGCAACAGCTCGTTAGAAACGCGGATGATTTTGGAGCTGAGTTTTTTCGCGCCAAGGATCGCGGTACCAAACTCCACATCTTGCTCAGATGCTGCGGTGTTTTCCCCCAGCAACTCCCCTTCTTCCGCCGTGCCGTCAGACGTTGACCAGGTAACGTCCTGCCCATTGGACGAGTTATAGATTTGCGCCACGCTGGCAATACCGCCGTAGGCTTTCATGGCATCGACGATTTTAGCCAACATCTGGGTAGGAACGGTGTAGCCACCCTTCTCATCTGGGGAGGTGCCTTGTGCGCGCAGCTCACGTACAGCGGCGCGCTCTTCGGCACTCAGCTCGGCAAAGCCCTGGCGCAGGAACTTATCGAACGCAGCAGCGCGGATTTCGTGCTGTTTGTGCTCAGGGTTGTCTTTGTTCAACTGCTGGCGCTGTTCATTCTGGTTATCATCAACAAAGGTCTGATCCAGTGCGCGCAATTCCTCCTCTCGGGTGATTTGCTCATCGATCTTGGTCAGTTCATCCTTGGCCTTGTTCCATTCGGTACGCTGCTCCTCCGTCCAGGCGGTATCCCCGATCTTGTCGTTGAGAGCGCGCATATCGGTGGCGATGGTGTTACGTTTTTGCTTCAGTTCGTGCAATTTGATAATAGGCATGGTCTTTCCTTACGCGTTTAATAAAGTCAGCAGGCGCTCACGCGCCATTCTTTGGTTTACGGCATTAGCGAGCGCGCCACTGTCTCGCGCCTCCTGCCAGGCTTTCATGGATCGGACGGCTGAATCAGCCTCCTGATAGGCGGGATAGGTCACCGGGCTTACGTCGAACAGGCGCGAAACCTTGGTAATTTCACGGATCACCACCCCTTGTTCATCCTGATACCAGTCCTCGCCATCACGGGCGACGCGGAAGGAAAAGGAAGATTGATTGATGTCGCCGCGCTGCATAGGGCTGATCACCAGATCGCGAATGGTCTGGGTTTCCGGCGCCACAATGTTGTATTGCAACCCCCGCGCATCCACGGATAACGACAAGGTACCCGCCGAACTGCGGCCCAAGATGAAGTTGGGATCGTGGTTAAACAGGCCGCGAACGTCATCCCTCAGCACATCATCGAAAGCACCAGGCTTGATGATTTCGCGAAAGCCCCAGATCACCTCTGAGCGGCTATCAAATACCGAGCCATAGCCAATAATGTGCGTGGGCTGGTTTTCTTCCTGCTGGGCGCGCACCTCACCACCGTAACAGCGTGTTTCTCTGTCACTCATCGGGGTTTTCCTCTTTTTTGGGGTCTGTAAAGTCTTTGGCTGGGTTGGCCGCATTGACGCTGACCAGCATTTCGTCCAGACCGTCAACCGGGTTCATATCTTCGAAGGCACGGGCCTCGTTCCTGCTCATCCACCCGTCTGTAATAGCAAAGTGGTAGAACTGGGCACGCTCCTGCGGCGTACCGCGTAACAGGCCAGCCAGGTTAAACCGGATGTAGTATCCGGCCGCCCGCTCTGCGGCTGTGAACAGGCGGCGGTTTAGTTCCTGCTCCCAGTTCACGATCCACGGCATGACCGTATGGCGAACAAACTGGATGGATTGCTGGGTGATGTTGGAGAACGTCGCCTTCTCCAGGTCGTTGATCATGTGCGCCGGAATATTGAAGATCCCGGCAATCTGCGACCGGTTAAGCTTCATCAGGTCGATGAGTTGGGCATCAACGGGCGAAACGGTCAATGCTTTGTAATCCAGTTCGGCAGGCAGCAACATGGTTTTGTTTTCCTGGCTGCGTAAGGCATGCGTTGCCTTCTGCCACATCTCTTTCAGGCGCGCCCACGACTCGGCATTCAATGCGGATTTAACGGATACGATCCCCGCAGGCCGGGCATTACCACCAAAGAAATTACTGGTGTACTGCTGTCCACTCATCCCCATGCCGATCGTTTCAGCATGCTGCAGGATGGGGCTCAGCCCCATTTTCTGGTTATTGCCCAACGCCCTGATGTGGATCATGTCGTGGGGGTTAATGGCAAAACTGCCCTCTTCGTTGTAAACCCCGTAGGTGTAGCGGCCACCGGTATTGAGCAGCGTAGTTTCCCATGGCATGCAGGCTTCCAGCGCGGTAACTTCACCCCGACGAGATCGAACGATCTTTGTGTACCCGTTGCCCCAGCCCAAAACATGGCGCTCTTTGAGTTCCCGCCACTTATAGCTGGTCTGCCACTCGTTGGGCTCGTCGTGTACCAGGTAAAACAGCGGATGATCCCGCCCCTGAATAACCTTATCGCCGGTTTTGCGCATCACATGCACTGGCATCTGCGCCAACGTGGAAGACAGCACGTAGATACAGGCATAAACCGCTGCCAACTTCATTGAGGTTTCAGGACTGACAAAGACATCACCCGCACGAAACCCCATATCAAGACTGTCGCCAGTGATCGGAGTTGCGGGGTTTTCCAGTGATTCACTACGGAAAAGGGCATCAAATAGCACGTTTATTCCTCCTGGCCGCCGCCAGCGCAAACGCCAGCATTGAACCGCCACTAGCCATTAGCGCGATCGCGGTGCCGTATTGCAGGTAAAGCCCTGCGACGAGCAAGCCGAAGCCGGCCAACCCGCAAAGGTCGATAATGAGTGATTTCATAGGGTCAGTAGTTCTTCGTCTGGGCCGAGAGTGGAAAGGAAATCAACATCCCCGCCGCCATTAACCAACACCCGGCTCATACCTGTAAACAGTGCGGCGGGGCCATCAATCTTGGCCTCTGGCGTGGATTTGTTGGGGAAAATGTTGTCGTTCTTATCGGGCTTAACAGTGACGTTACTCATCATCCAGTTCATTACTGGGTGGTTGCTGTGATGGAACTTACCGCCGTACACCAGCGCTTCAATCTCTTTCATCGCTTCAGAGAAATTGCGCACCGTCTGCGGCACTTCTACCAGCGGCAACCCTTCTTCGGCCAGCGCCAGGCTAAACTGGGTAGCACTCCAGGGGTCAAAGCCGATTTCACGCAGGCTTTCGCCCGCCACCCACTGCTGCAATTCCTCTTTGATCTGCCCGTGGTCGATAACATCGCCATCGGTCAAGGTCAGCTTGCCAAGCTCGGCCCACTTGCGGTACAGCTCAGCCATCTGGCGGGAACAACGTTCCAACCGCCCTTCCGGCAGCCAAAATTTGAAATCGGCATGTGCATGCCCGTTATTGGCTTGCCAAATCTTCACGGCGGCACAAATATCGATTTTGTTCGACAGGTCAACCCCCACCCATAACGGGTAGGTCTTCAGCTCATGCTGTGGCGCAATGTACTCACACTTGCCCCATTTCAGCATGTCCATCCATGCGGCCTCGGCGGTCACCCACAGGTTCATGTGCTTGGTGAAGAAGTTATGACGGGCGGAAACTTGCTCTCGGGCTTTCTTGGCCAGGCGGCGCAAATCGTCCCAGCGCTTGCAGATACCTAACCCCGGATTGGCTTTCTGCCAGACCTTTTCATCAAAGGGATCATCATCTTTATCCAGGGTAAAAATGATGCCGAAGAAGGTATCATCCTCAAACTGGCCGGTCGCCGCCCCTTGCAGAACCTTGATCGCATAGTCGCGCAGCTCGTAGCAGATCCCCTCCTTGTTAAACCCTGCGGTCGTAATGCCGAATAATAATGATTGCAGACGCGCGCCGGTTGCCGTTTCCAGCACATCCCACACATCGCGGGTTTTATGGGCGTGAAGCTCATCAACGATGGCGCAATGAATGTTTAACCCGTCCAGGTTGTTGGCATCGCTGGACAGCGGGCCGAAACGTGACGAGCTTTGCTCCTGAAAGATCGCCAGCTTGTTGAACTCGAACAGCCTGCCCAATGTTGGCCGGGCCTGCTTGATCATGCTTTTGGCATCTTCGAACACGATCCGGGCCTGCTCACGTGTGGTGGCAGCAGAGTAAACCTCGGCCCCGCCCTCGCCATCTGCGCCCGTCATGTATAGACCAACACCGGAAGACAGGGTGGACTTGGCATTTTTGCGCGCCACTTCGTTGTAAGCGGTGCGGAACCGGCGAACCATCACCGGGCGGCCACTGCCATCATTGCGTAGCACTACTTCACCGGTATTCTCATCAATCAGCGGGATAATGAAGCCGAAAATGTTAATCAGAATGAAAATGTGCCAATCCATCAATTCGATCGGCTGACCAGCCAGCGCCCCTTTAACGTGTGGCACAAACTTGTAGAAATTCAGGATGTGTTGCGCTCGAGCTTCGCTGAATGTGATCCCGCGCTCCGGCCCGACCTTGAGATCGTTAAGGAAACGCTGGCACGACAGCCTGACCAGTTCGCAGGCAACAATCTCCCCCGCCACGACGCGCTCGGCGTAGCGAATACCATCGGCAACTTTAGCCATTAATCTCTCGCTTTCATAAACTCAGCCATCGGATCAACCTGGTCGGGACCGGTGGTATTTACTTTTGAACGGCTGGAAGGGGTCATTCCAAATTCGCCCAGCATCCCGCGCATGCGTTTCCATACATCAGCTTTCATCGCAGCCTGTGGGTGTGGCTTTACTAAGCCCTCATCAGTTTTATAACTGTACCCTTCCTGATCCAGGACTTCGCAGTGATGCCGGTACTCTGTGTAGGCTTCAACCAACAATTCCAAAGCCCGTGCATCAAGCTGGGACATAACACCGAGCGCATCAAGTTCCTCGGCCATCCGCTTAAACCAATACTTCCCCTGCTTATCAAAATGCTTGGGAGTTGGGGGTACCCCTGATGGGGGTTTTGGCTCGTTTTTATTTATGGCCCGTTTTGATGGGTTCCCCCTGACCAAACGTAGATGGGTAGGGGTTTTCGGTGGCCCTGACATAATCGAAAACTCCTATTAATCATCGCTTGGGGTACCCCAAAAAAAAGTTTCTAACCTGCGGGTGTGTGAGAAAACGTAATGCGGCGGTACTTTGGGCGAAAGGTTGCAGAGATTTGATCCCCCCTCCCGGTGATGAGAATTGATATCATTTGATGTGAAATCATTCAACGAGCAATCATTTCGGGGTGGTATCAATCGGTATGGCAGGTCATAACAGCCTCTCCATTGCCGTCTTGCTGCGGTGACAAGGCCAGCACAGGCTTTCCAGGTTCGTATCCTCATCGGTACCCCCATGAGCCTTGGGTACGATGTGATCGACGGTTGTAGCCGGTGACGCTCGACCACCCCGTAAACATTCCTTGCAGATGTGGTTGTCACGCTTGAGGATGCGGGCGCGGCGAATAGTCCAGTCGTTACCATAGCCGCGCTGGTGCCTGCTCTTGCCCTGTTGGTGTATCTCCCAGCCTGTGTTCTTGTGCTCGGTACAGTAGCCTGAGCGGTCGGTGGTGGTATGGCGGCAACCGTGCTTGCGGCATGCCCTGGGTATCCTGGGTGGCATGGGGTACCTCAAATAGAAAAGCCCCGGACGATGCCGAGGCTACTTTTGACATTTTTTAATCACAAATATTTCCAAGCTGCTCTTTAACATAAAAAATACAAGAGGCATGCCTGAAAAATTATAATGGATTACTTATTCTCACCCTTGTCTGTTCGCTCTGACTTAAATTAAAAACAACAATTGAGTCCGATGACAGATTATCGGCATTGCCTAAAAGGTGTTTTCTAACATCAATTATAAATTCCTTGTAATCCTTAGCGCTTTTTTCATGCGCCAAAATTTTAGACAAATCTTCTGCCAAAGGCACTGGCAACCAAATAAACGCTTCGAATGTTAATTTCCGCAAATGCGCCATATCATCTGGCTGACTAATCCACTCAGCCAATAACTCAGCTATCAAAGCTGATTTCAATCGAATTTCTCTTGACTCTTTTTCTTTCTCCAAAACTTTGGCATTTGAGAGTTTTATTGTCTCTAACAACTCATTATATTCGTGTCTGGTAGAGCTAACTACTTTTTCAGAAATCCATTTTGGACCAATAAAAGCGGTCAAAGCAATTATTAACCACGTAACAACATTAGTTAATACACTAATAAATTCCATATTCCATCGCCATTATTTAATGAGTATAATTTATTACTGCATCAACTTCACTCTCACCCATTCCTTCTTAAGGTAAGACTGAGCCTTTACAGTTAGTTCATTCGAAAGCTTAACCAATTCCTCGATGTTGGGCTTATTATCAAAATCCCCTGTGTGCTTGGGTATTTCATCAAGTATATGAGTAATTTCAGCAGCCTCTGGCTCTTGTGGGTTAACTAGTAACTTTATTTTGTAAGCCAGAGTATCTATTGTTTTACTATCATCCATCAAACGTAAGGCGGCTTCAAGGTGCTCTATATAAAACTCAGTACCATTCTCTTTGGACGAATCCCAGCACCACCGAGCAATTGTTCTAGATCTTCGCAGTGCATGAACGGCACCTAGATAATCAGCTATAGCTTCACGCAATGTGTTTATCCACTGTTGTCGATTAGACGAAAGAACCTGAGCATTAAGGTTCTTTGAAGCAATATCTAGTTGCGCATTTCTATCGGCATCAAAACTATCCTGCTGTTTCTGTCTGTCAGTTTCTAAGGTTTCAATATTTCTTTTAATCGACCACCAAGCTATAGCAGCAGGTATGGCTGCGGCAATCATTGCACCAACGATTGTTTCCCATGCTACACCGCTAGATGTCTGCACAGCAATGACTGGTAACTTATTGACATTCAAAGCATAATTTACAATATCATTACCAAGTGGAAATGGAATTCCTTGCCAAGACATAAAAATAGTTCCCCCTATCATTTTAGATGGACTTATTTTAGCAAGGAATTCACTACCCGTCTCTACTGAATTATCGCACAGCATTATACCACGACTGCCAACGATATTTATCTAACCTTAGCTGGCGCATACACTCAGTAGTTTCAATGTCTGCCTGAAGATCTTCGTCACTATCCCTTCCAGCATTACTTGCTTTGCACGGGGGTTGCATCAAATCCGCTGATGGAATTGGTAACGTCGATGGCACGCTGACGCAACTTGATAGCATCATCATCAAACTTGCACACAGTACGATCCGGAGACTGAACATATTTCACCACGTCGCGAGTTATGGTTCGGTAAATAACTATCCCATCATCCTTGGCTTGTGCCGCTTTCTGCTCTACCAGCTGAATCGCCTTTTCTGCTTTGTCGCGTTTTTGAGCTGCCATGGCATTTATGTGATCGGCATGAGCACTCCAACCTGAACGCCAAGATATAAAAGCAGTGATCACCACGAGAAGAGCGGCTGCAAGAATCTTATAGAATGACCTCATTTTGGCCTCCAGTTGCAGATCTCTCGCTCAACCTCACGCCGATTAATCAGTCCCTTCCAGACCTTGCCACCAGCCTTATTCCATCGACGCATTTCGTCGCAAGCACCTTTGCTGTCACCAGCATTGAGCTTTCTCAGCAGCGTGGAAGATTCGAAGGCTTTGACGCCGACGTTGTAGCTGAAACTGATCAGAGACGCCTTCTGGTATTCACTCGCTGGGATTTTTACCGATCGCTCAACTGAACGGGCAAAAGGCACCATATCCTTATCCAGCAGCGCCTTACATTCGCCCGACGTGTAGCGCTTGCCGATCACAATGTCGGCCCCGGTGTGCCCATAGCAAACAGTCAGCACCCCAACTACATCGCGATACGGCTCATAGCGCACACCTTCCAGGTCGGGGACCAGCACGGCAGCAATGGCAATGGCTCCACCACCAGCGGCGGCGATCAACGATTTACGCAATGTTGGTGACATTGGCATGTTAATCCCCCTCAGGATGGATAATGATGCCCCTTTGGGCTGCATGCTCCATTGCCTTTGTCTGGCGGCGCTTGTAATAAAAGTTGGTAAGGAAGGTCGCGATACCGATCACGATGCCGCTAATCACCGCCACCTGGTTCCAGTCAATGTTCTTAAACCATTCAACTAGCCATCCCATGGTGATAAGCGTCCCTGAAGTAAAGTAAGAGAAGAATGTTGCTATTTTCTCCGGCATGATTTTCATAACCTCCCCCTGGTCGGGACCTTGCCCGATCACCGGGTGATAGAAATAGAAAAGCCCCGGACTATGCCGAGGCTCGTGGTTGTCTTGCAGTAAACTTGCTAGAACAGATTATGGTTAAATGAGTTTAGCTTTGCACTCTTTCTTCCAGCGTTCCAGCTCACCGCCATGAGCATAATGCTCTACAACGACAATGTCATTTAATCCATTCAGTAGCTTGTCAATTCTTTCAATATCTACCAGAGTTGGCCACACTAATAACACTACTTGGTTAGCAACATCCCTAGAAGACTTAATCATATCATTGGCAGTTGATGAAAAGTGAACCCCGCTGAGGAGGACACCATCCCTACCTTTCACCAACTTGTGTGAAATTTCCTCTCCCAATGCTCTCTCTAAATATTGATTATCGGCATACTTTTTAATTGGAAAAAGCACTTTCACAGTTGTGGATTTTTTAGCTGCTAGGTTTGCTGCAAACGCAAAGCCCTTATTGAGGCCAAGAGCTGCCTGATCGCCATCATTAATCCCTGAAACCAAATAACTCCCCATAGATTCACTCCTTTGATGAAATAAACACTAGATAGGTAGAGTACCGTTTTTTTTATTCAAAGGATAGACAACCATCAACGAGTGCCACTAAGCCCGAATCTAAGCGTATTTCACAAACAGTTTGATCAAATCGTTCTTTCTCAAGCTCCACCCCCAGGCCAATGCGGCCCAGTTTTATCGCCTCTTTGATGGTAGAGCCGGAGCCCATGAAGAAGTCGGCCACAACATCACCTGGGCGACTGCTGGCACTGATGATGTGCGCCATCATGGCTGCTGGCTTTTCGCAGGGATGCTTGCCTGGGTAATACTGCACCGGTGGGAATGTCCAGACATCGGTGTACGGCACATCCACAGACACAGAGAATGGCCGCCGTAGCTGCTTGTACTCCCTGCAAAGCTCCTTATATTCCCGGTTCAGTGAGGCATATTCACGCGCAAGAACATGATGCGGCTTATCGAGTCCGGCTGCCTGGTGCTGTTCGGCTGCCTTACGCCGGAAAAGGTGCTGTAACGCCAGATACTGACCTTCACTGGGCAGTTGCCATTGGCTTTCGCTAAACCAGTGGCTGACCATCTGGCGGCCGGTGGCGGCGTTTATCTCTTTGGCTGATATGTTCAGCGCCTGCCGTGCAGATCTGAAATAGTCGATCAGCGGCTTGAAGGTGTTTTGCTTTAGTTCGGAGCACTTGGCAGCGTGACCGGTATCTTTTGGCTGAAATGGACCGGCATAATGCCCCGCAAAGATGATCCGCTCGGTAGCCGGGAAGAAAGCCCGCAGGCTCTCTTTGTTCTGGCGTCTCCACGGTCCGGAGGGCTTGGCCCACACGATATGGCTCAGTACGTCGAACCTCTGGCGGACCAACAGCTCAGTATCTGACGCCAACCGGCTACCGCAAAAAATGTACATGCTGCCGTTCGGCTTGAGTACCCGCCAAAACTCAAGCAGTAGCGCATCTAGCCAGGCTAGATAGTCTGCCTCTGACTTCCATTGGTTATCCCAATCACAGCTCTTTACCCGGTAATACGGTGGGTCAGTAGCGATCAGGTCGATGCAGTTATCAGGTAGGGTTTTGATGTATTCGATTGTGTCAGCGTTGACAAGACTGGTACCTGAGATCATGAGCGCCCTCTTTGATAGGCTCATACCGCTGTTAAGCAGCATGGGCAAAGGTTCGCTTGTGACCGAAAAGCATGAGCGAATGGCGGTTAGTGCGCTGGTAACACGCTAACCGCAGCCCACTTCACAAACTCTTAAAGCAACAAAACCCCGCCGGAGCAAGGTTTTTTGATTGGATAAGCTACTAACTGCGTAACCACTCTTATCACATTACAACAATATTTGCGTACGCATTAATGATTTTTAAGGGAAATGGATGTACTTTATACGCCATGAATTGACATTAAACTAAACAGATCTGCTATCTCTTTGTTATAAAGGGATTTAATCAGTTTGTCTTGACAAGGAACCGCAATGGAACAAACCACTTCGTTCAAAGTATTTTACGACGCAGACGATAATGAACTCTCCAGGCATGCAATCGATGCCGAAGTTCTTGGTAATTCTATTTTATCAATGACAAAGCTGATAACCAAAGCTGACGACCTTCTAAATGATGGGAACAAGTCAGTTAAGATTTTGGTCACCAACCCAGCAGAAGCAGGCTCCCTTGGCATTGCATACACGATTATTCAGTTGCTTCCGGATGCAATCGATGTACTGCGAACTATTGGAATAACCGGGGTTGTAGGGGCTGTAGGCGGCGCGAGTGCGTTGTCTCTGATAAGACAGCTAGGTAGCTCAAAAGTCATCACCATGACGCGAAGAGCCGGCACTCAAACTACAATTTTAGAATTGGAAGGTGAGGAAATTGAGTGTCCAACACCGGTCGCCGCTTTGGTGACAGACCCAACGATCCGTGAAGCACTCATATCGGTGATCCAAGCCCCATTAGAGGGGAAAGATGAGCCTGTTTTCAAGATCCTCAACGAAAATAATGAAGAGGTCATTCGGTTAGAAGGCTCTCAAACTGAAGAGATCAAACCACTACCTCGAGGGACATTGCTGCAAAAGGAAATTGAAACCCGTGAAGTTAACGTTAAGTTCACCCAGGTAAACTTTCAGAGTGAGAAAGGGTGGAGGATGGAGTATAACGGTGAAGAACACTCTGTCCTGCTGAACGATTTTGAATTCTTGGCCAAGGTCCGACAGGCAGAGGGGGCAATCTCAAGTGATGACCTTTTCGCTGTAAATCTAGAAGTAACAAAAACATTTTCAGCAAGAAATGTGACGGAAAAGTACGTCATCAAGCAAGTCATCAGGCATAGAGCTGATGCCAGCAGAAGAATCGTATAGAGGGCTATATGTTAGCAGAGCAAGTGTTGCAACTGATAGGATGGATAGGGGTGCTTCTTTGCCTCCCTATATTCTATCGCTTTGCATATGCCGCATCTGGCCTGCTCTGGCGTAAACTGTTCCCTACTCGCAAACTTGAAATTACATTGATCGATGAAGAGGCGAGAACTAAGAAGACTGTCTTCTTAAAGCTCAGCCGTAAGGATGGGCGAAACATGGCTCGCATGCTGGACGATGCCCTAGCAGAATCAAGGGGCAAGCCATGAGTGAGGAAAAAAAATCTTTTATCTCCGGAAGGAATGGGGCTGCGGCTGGCGGGTTAGGGGCGGTCCTTACAACTTTAGTCCCAGCAATACTTCCTGATGCCAACGACCCTTGGCGTCCAACCTTATACGCCCTAGCCCCGATTCTTTCTGCGATCATCACTTACCTCTTTAACTGGGTGATAAATAGGCACGGTCTTGAAACACCAGCTGAGGCCTCAGCTCGCAATAGATATCAGAGAGACTTGAAAAGTATCGATAAGCAATTGAAAAGCGAAAACATATCAGAATCATTTCGCGCAGAACTTTTGAAAGATAGAGAAATTACAGTTAGGCAGTTAGTTAATATTGGGAAGACAGTGCAGGTTGTTGACGCAACGGACTCCCCACAGCCTACTGACGCAGATTAACGGCCCAGTACTACTACCGGGCGTACATTTATTCCATATCAAGTTTTACATCCAGCATAGCCAGACAGCCGCCTACAAATCCCTCCGCCGCTTGCATCTTCTTCCTCACCGAACCATCTGAGCACTTCCAGCTTCTAGCAATCGAGCGTATTGACTGGCCATAAAGGTGATGTCTCATGACCAGTTCGTGTTCCTCGGGCTCAAACTTAAGCAATTTCGCTATGCAGCCATCGATCATTAGACCGTCATTGTCGCTACATGCCTGCTTCCCGCTGGATTGCTGCGGCATAAGGCCTTTAAACCCGGCGGCTATGCTGGAATAGCCAACACCTTGGTTATCTCGAGCCCACGCGCCCCAGCGCGACAATACTTCATACATATCTCTCATGTTTATTCTCCAGGTGTCTGGCCCGCATGCCAGCTCACCACTTACTCCACTATTAATTGAAATAGAACCACAGTAACTATATCATGATAGCGTATAAGCATAGTGTATAAAAACACAGTATTCATGAACTAATTTACTTCACACCCAAAAAAGGAGATAACATTGGACATATTCAAAACGATTCTTCCTATAATTACGCTTTTCCTTGGCATTTTCTTGACTCCTTTTATAGAAAGATTAAAAAGAAACAAAGAACAAGATCGGTTATTTGACAGCGTCAAAATAGAACTAAGTGATAACCTTTCATCAATAACAAATGATATTCATGAAATTTACCACAGCATAAGCACGAGAATACTAAAAAGTGATGGTTTCGTTCACTTGTCCCTTCCATTGGAAATGGAGTTCACTCTATTAAACAAACATCTATCAGATATTTATCCAATTTTGAGCCGAGATCAACGTCGTGGGATGAGGGTTATTTTAGCGCAAGAAAAAACCATAAATGACAAGCGAGATGAAATCATTGATAAATTTAAAAAGAGCAATAATGAATGCTTAGCTATCGAGCAAACTCTATTGCATTCCTATTTTTGCGTTTACTACATTCTAAATGGGCTGGTTAATCAAAAAGAACGTTATCAACAAGGTAAAGAGCCTACTAAGGAAGTTGTAAAAAAAGCTGCGCAGGCACTTGAACTCTCATATCCAATAGATGTTTTTGCCGCGCAAAAATATTTAAATAAAATAAATTAACCTATTGCTCCAACTGAAATTGAGAAATCAATAAATTTAAACCAGAAATCTATTTGGTTTCCGTGCTCCGCTTCCCACCGTGACATGTCACGATGTAAATCATCATGATGCTGACGGCATAGCGGAATGGTGAGTAGGTCATGGGCCTTGGTTCCCATGCCGCCCTGCCCGTGACCAATAATGTGATGAGGATCGTCAGCCCTGGCGCCACAGCATACGCATGGCTGCGACTTAACCCATTGCAGATACTTCGGGTTAACCCAGCGGTGGCGCTTCGGGATCTTCATGAAGGATTGCGGTGGTTCTGGGTCTATCTTCAACACCTTGATAGCCTTACTAGCCTTTGCCGCCACAATCTCCCGTGCCGCTGGCGTGTGGGTAATATCGGCCTCCCTTTTGGTGCCTGCTGGCACCGTGTAAGGCTTCACGCGTAAAGAGGCGGCTGATACATCCTCTGGCAAAAGATCGGCCAGGTCATGGAGTGCGGCCCACCAGCACAACTCAGGCAGGGTTAGCTGGTGGCCTTCCGGCAGCAGGAAGTGACCGCGCGCCCGATCGACAATCCAGGCAGCTCGGTTTGTGTCGGCAATTACATCAAGCTTTGGTAGGGTTTGCCCTGTGTAGAAGTTGTCGTGGCTCTCACAGAGACGTAATGCGCTATCGCCATACCGCAGGGTTGCCATATGCCGCGAATGCTCACCATCGGCCTGGCAGGCTGATATCTGAGATACCCAATATTCCAAGGCGTTAATGCCACCAGCAGCCCGGATCACCCTTTCTTGCTGGTAGAACGGCTGGAAGCGTGGATCGTTCGCTATCATTTGATCCGCGGCAGGCAATGCACCGGATGGCAGCTGACTGAATTCGTGCGGTTCGGTCGATATCAAAACACGCCCGCCGAACATAGGCAGCAGCGCCTTGCCTGGCTTGAGGAAAACCAGCCCTAACTCGGGCTGGATGATTGGTTTCAGGAGTGCTCTCACGCGGTCACCTCTGCCTTACCAGGTACCATAATCACCGACTGATCACACTGATTGCCCCAGGTATGCCAGCCAGCCGCCTGCTGACGGGCGAACAGCTCAATGCGTGGAACATCCCCCAACAGCTGCACCAACTTCTCGCGGAACACCTCAGGCTTTGCACTGTGGTCCATTCGTGGTGCCGTTATGTGCTGGCAAATTGAGGCATCCAGGCGCGGCGGTAACCGTCCCTTGACAGCGAACAGGCAATCTTCACTATTGGCGCGGGTCATATGGCCCATACCAATCGCGCTGTTGCCCTTGTTGCGGTTCGTTTTGTGCCAGGTGAAGCCCTTCATGGTCATTAAACGGAAGCCCCAGGCTTCTACAACCTTAAGCGCCTCGACCGGTTGAGTCGGTACCCACCACATTGCCAGTAAGCAAGATTCCGCAGCCAAATCCCAAACGGGTAAACGGCAAATATCCGCAACCTTCATCGTTGAGTATTTGAAACCAGCCCCACGTTTGCCATCGGCGCACTTGTCGTTATAGGTCCAAGGTGGATCCGCATAAATCAGACTGTATTCCACTTGGCCCCCTTCATGGCTCGACGCGCCAGCTGCTTTACGCCGTAGTAATCCCGGCCAAAGTTCTGGCGTTGCCACTTAGTCAGCCAGCCACGCTTTATGGCGTAGGCCCGAAGCTCTCCGCGATCCTGCCAAGTGCGAACGGCTTCACGCAGTAGGTACCAGCGGCGGAGGTGATGCAGGATCCCTCCCATTCCTGTGATGAACGTCATGCGGCCTCCTGCTCTACGGCTACCAGGCGGTAGAAATAAACCATCTTCCCGGACTCGGCCCTTACCATCTGGCGCTCTTTGATCAGGCCATTGCGAGGCTTGCTGAATTCACGCAGCCGGGCGCTGATTGCTGACTGGGTATCTGCCACGCCATACATCTGCAAAACCAGCAGTTCCAAATCACGCAGAGTGCGCCACGTTGCGCCAGCGGCGGCAAGCATTACCCTGGCCTGCTGGCTGTCTGGGTTATCTTTGAGCATGCCTGCGAGGACTAAGCCACGAATGCCGGTATTGATGCGGTCGCTTTCGAATACGTCCACAGGGATCGTTAATTTTTTCATGATGCCAACCTCGCTAAATCGTTCTCGCTGGCCTTGGTCAGTGCCTGCGCCCAAATACCTGCCCACGCCTTACGGGCCTCGTAATCCGTGATGGTTCGGCCAAATGAACCCGCCATTTCCTTAGCCAGCCTTTCCACCTCGTTGCGCGGCTTGCGGCGCTGAGAGATAAGGCGCTCATAGGCTTCGTCACGGGCGGCGGTATCCAGTTTTTGAACCTTCGGCAGATCGTTGGCCCGTTCCTCTTTCACCTTGAGGTAGCAGCCCTCGGTGATCAGGTAATCGAAGTCTTTACGGCGCCACGTCTTGCCAGAATTGGTGTCAGGCCGGTCTTCAAGCATCCAGCGGCATTTCTTGGCGATGAAACGTAGGTAGGCGCCCCACTTCTCAACGTTCAGGTCGTATTCTTTCCAAAGCTTGCGCAGTACCTTGCGGCGGGCTTCGGTGATCTTGAGAACCTTCGGCAACTCGGGGAGCGTGGTGTGGAATAAATCCAAAACGGAGGCGTAATCGATTTTCAGAGAATCAACTGCCGGTTGGTCACCAGGCGAAGCCAGGGGACGTACAGTCTCTGTTGTATTCTCTGCTGTAGTCTCTGTGTAATCTCCTGTAGGAATGGATGCGGGATTTCCCCTAACCTGTTCGCTGGTTTCCTGCAAACTTGCCTGCTGGTTTTCCGCATTCTTGTCTGCTGGTTTGCCGCATCCTAGTTTGCGGGTTTTCCGCATACTGGATTGCTGGTTTTCCGCATGCTGGATTAACAGGGTTTCCAGGGCGATTTCGTTAACACGGAAGAACAGCTTGGCCGGTACCCCACGGAGTTTCTCTTCCAGTACGCCAGCGGCGATCAGCTTCTTACGTGCGCCTTCCTGTTCGTAACGTGTCAGACCGGTTTCAGTGGTCAGCTCGGCCTGTGTCTTGTAGAACCATCCGTCCATTCTGTTTTGCCAGTAGACAAGCTGAGACAAGAGCACAGCGCCAGTAACACCTGCACCGATGGCAACGAATGAAGGCTGGAAGGCGATCGGCCTATCAAGCAGCTGCATGAGTATGCTCATTGCTCCACCTTCTTGAATTTTTTACCGAAGTCCCGGCGCGGGCAGACGCATTCATGCTCATACCCTGGGCGCAGGTAAATGACTCGTTGGCTAAGTTGATCAACCCCAGTCACGCGAACTATCACACCGTGACTGTCACGACAGAGCATTTCAAATGGCACGATTACCTCGTTTTCCATTCGATCCTCCTTTGGGCTTTTTCGGGGTTTGAAAACGGCAGTGCTGGCGCGCTTGAGCAAGGCAGTCGTCGAAGCAACGCCCTTTGCGGCTGGCTTGTGACATGCGGCGGTAGAGATCCACGCCCTCTTCTGCCCCCCCCCCTGGCGACATCTTCGGGAAAGCCCTCGCCAACGAGCTGCGTCACTATGTTTTTACGGATGAATTCGATCGGATTCATGGGCGGGCTCCTTTAGTCAGGAACTCCCCGTTACCCACAACCCAGGCCGCAAAGCTGTGGTTGATGGCCAACCACCGGCCCTGTACATTCAGCTCATACCGAAACGCTGTAGCTGACCGCCCACCGGTAACAGCTCGGCAACGAAGTTGCGGAATACCCGCTAAATTTCGTACACTGCTCATGCGTTAATTACTCCACACGTTTAATTGATGCGACCGACGCCCGGGACCGCATATCCTGGGCGTCACCCTCTCCAAACATCATCACTGTCACGGCATAGATTTCTGCCACCAGTGACTGCACTCGATACCCTTTGGCCTTAAGCCGCTTACTCTCGCTTTTATCCAGCACCCCATCGGATGTGAATTCGTTATGTGCCTGGGCAAACTGCCCCAGCGCCGCCATCAACTCGTTGAACTTGATCAGCAGCTCTTCGTTATCCACCTGACCAACTTCCGGCAGCTTCACGAACACACCACCAGCACGGCGACACATTGCCTCCGTGATATCAGTTCGGCCTGAGATCGATTCCATCTCGGCAGCCATACCCAACGGCACTACCTGGCCAGCGATCTGGCGTACCCGATTACGCAGCGCGTTTTCGGTACCAGTTAGCGGATCCAACTGTTTGGCCATGGCGCTGTATTTGCCAGGCGTCAGGGTGATCAGCTTGTGTATGGCTTCGCTGATATCGTCCTGAGTTGGAAAGTCTCTGTTGTCCACAAGGTTTCTCCCCTTCTGTGGTTTTGGTTAAGCCGCTGGGGCGGTAGACTTTTTGTAAAGCAGTGGGTTAAACACAAGCCTTCCCCCCGTTCGCGCAAATGCCTCAGCTGCGCGTCCTTTAGGGATTAGCATTCCAGGCCTTTTTCTCCATTGATAAAACGCCTCTGGAGAAATGCCGAAAAATGCAGCAGCTTTGTTTGGATTGCCAAAGTAGTCCTCCAGCTCTTTAGTGGTCATAACACCCTCCTTTTCTAAGAATACTTAGATACTATTTCCTAATTTAATTTTGGTCAATAAAAACTAAGATAACTTAGCTTTATTTGATTGAGGGTGATGCTTTGGAAACACTCGGACAGAGACTAAAAGGGCTTAGGAAGGCCAAGAAACTTACCCAGGCTCAGGTAGCAAAGGCGCTGAAAGTTAGTGACGTTACAGTGGGGTACTGGGAGCGTGATCTTAATGAGCCGGGCGGTAAGTCTCTTACAGGGCTAGCCAGGTATTTCGGTGTAACAGAGGAATATCTACTTTATGGGAAAGATGATGTTTCCAATGTAGCGCCGGCCACTCTCGGCTCAACAAGAGTTCCTTTAATTAGCTATGTGCAAGCTGGTGTTTGGACGGCTGAAAGTGACGCGAGAAGCTTGGAGGGGAACGTAGACTATCTGCTAACAGAGCAAACCCTATCCAAAGGGGCTTTTGCATTAAAAATCAAAGGGAAATCAATGGAGCCTGACTTTAAAGAGGGCGATTTGATTATTATTGATCCAGACATAAACCCTCTCCCAGGCGATTACGTCGTAGCAAAAAATGGAGAGCATGAGGCAACTTTCAAAAAATATCGTTCGCGTGGCGTTACCCAAGATGGCCAGGACGTCTTTGAATTAGTCCCACTAAATCCTGATTATCCTACCAAAAGCTCGCTTACAGAACGCATTGAAATAATAGGTGTTCTTGTTGAGCATCGACGTTTATTGCGCCGCTAAAAACCCCTTTTCAATCCTTCCTTAAAACCTGTGTCCGCAGGTTTATGAACTAAAATCTAAGTTTATTTAGTTTTTGAGCTTGACGATATAGCTAAGTTATTTTAGATTTAAGCCATCAAAGCGAACAAGCAGGACGCCCACGAAGTAGCCGCCCGAGGCGTATGAAGATCGGGATGATTCGCTCAGTAGTGGTACTCGGTAAGGAAAGCAGAGTATGAGCAAAAACGGATGTAGAGCAGTAGTGTTTAGCGTTTTGGCGGGGTCTGTCATTTGGGGCGCGCTGATTGTCGCAGTGATACGTATCGCCGGATAAGGGGGATCTTAACGATGAAACCTACAGCACTTAAGCCCGGTATGCGGGTACTGATTCAGCCGCATTATGCTTCTGGTGAAACATACCGCGGTACGTTCGTCGAACGCGTACCACGCCATTTCACTCGGGCAGCTTACAGCATCATCCGGGTTGATGAGTTCGCGGGGGCTAAAGGCTCTGATGATCTGGGTGATACACCGTATGGTGATTATGACGTTTCGCGCCGTGTGTCACCACTGAAATAGCATGCGCCGTGTCGGCGGCACCGTAGCGAAAGCGAGCGCGGATATCCGACGAAATTACATATCAGGTGGCGTACTGTCCGGTCCCTTAAACCTGGATAGTCTAAGAACCACCGGAACGGTGCGCCACCTGATGTGTGAGTAATTAACCGGGAGGATCTGCGCTATGCGGGCGCACTCCCATCTTTAAACCCGATTTTCCCTCAGCGAAAAGTTGCCAATTCTGGCAGGGCATCGCTTTGCCGAAAATCAGTGTGGGGTAATTAGCGATGTTCAACACAATCACGATTGATACAGAAACAATGGATGTAAAGCCATCGGCAGTGATCCTCTCTATCGGCGGATTCGCTTTCAATATTCAGGATGTAAAAGGCGTTCAATCATCGATCCTTGAGATAGCCCGCAATCCCGAACAGGCGAGCTATTCCCCCGCCGCCTTTTATGGCCTGGTTGATACTTTCGGCCAACTGATGCAGGGTCGCACTGTTAGCGCCCAAACGCAGCAATGGTGGCAAAAGCAGGAAGAGGAAACCCATGAAGCACTTGCTGGCCAACGTGAACCACTGAGCCAGGCGCTGGTTAACCTTACCGCGTGGATCCAAAAGCACCCGGACGCGCGCATATTCTTCCGCGGCACCGATTTTGATGGTTCGATCCTCGAAAATGCTTACCGTACCTGCGGCCTAACCTGCCCTTGGCATTTTGCCGGTAAGCGCGATGTTCGTACGTATATCGATGCCATGGTGAAAGGTACCAAAGGCTACCTGCCTAAAACCCACCAGCCATGCTTTGCCATGGTTAAGCACCACTCTCTGCATGATGCCATGAATGATGCAGAACAGATGGCTATCGCCTACCAGGTTAATTCTCAGCAGGTAGGTGCAGCATGAAGAATAACAACACTCTGGTCGAAAAGTCGGTCCTCGATATGTGCTGTGGCTCTCGCATGTTCTGGTTCGACAAGACAGATGATCGTGCTTTGTTCAGCGATATTCGAGCTGAAGAACACACACTTTGCGATGGTCGGCGACTTATTATCAGCCCTGACGTAATAGCCGATTTCCGCGCCCTACCGTTTGCGGATGACCATTTCAGCGTCGTTGTGTTCGACCCACCTCACCTTGAGCGCGTAGGGCCAAATGGCTGGCAAGGAAAGAATTATGGGAAGCTAAATCGGGGTACGTGGCGCGATGACCTAAGTGCCGGCTTCGTTGAAGCATTCCGAGTGCTGAGGCCTAACGGCGTACTCATATTCAAATGGGCCGAAACTCAGATACCGGTGAGTCAAATCATCACGCTAACGGATGAGAAACCGATTATCAGGCAACGCACTGGAAAGGCGGATAAAACACATTGGATCATCTTCGTTAAATCAGGAGAGAGTAATGGCTAAACCGTCTGCTGAACGTAAAGCAGAGCAGCGCGCCCGGCAACGGGCCGCTGGTGATGTGGTTCGGGAATTACGTCTGGATGCGCAGGAAAACCAAATGGTCGAGGAGGCTTGCGTAATCCGCCGTCCAGGCCGGGAACCGTATGACTTCAATGAGTACGTTTCCATGCTGATCCGTAAAGACCACGCTGAACTGAAAGAAAGGTTGGCAGAGTTGAATGGTAAGAAGTGCCAGCGGTGCGGAGAACAGTTGCCGGTTGGCAAATGCTGTCTCGATACGGAGGCGGCATGCTGGGTAAATCTCGGCTGGCATGACCTTAAAATAATGTGACGTGTCACACCCGTATGCGGCGGGCTATGTGTGGAGAAAACCTATGCTACAGATGTTAACCCTTGAAGAATGGGCAGCGGAGCGATACCGCAGTAAACCGCCCTCTCTGAATACTTTACGACGTTGTGCAAAGGAAGGCCATTTCGCCCCACCAGCACGTAAAGAAGGCAAGCTATGGCGTGTACGTGAAGATGCGGAGCTGGTTGGCCCGCTCACTTCCCCAGTCATTAAGCACACTGATAATCCAAAGCTACTGAGGATCTTGAACGATGGCAGCCCGTCCACGTAAGAACAATGTTGATATTCCTAACCTGTACCCGTTATTTAGCCGCAAGGTCAACAAGGTGTATTGGCGGTATCGACATCCGGTAACTGGCAAGTATCACGCCCTTGGTGATAATGAACAGGAAGCCCGTGAAATTGCGATCGAAGCAAACAACCGACTGGCAGAGCAGCGTAGTCGGCAGATCTTGGCTCTAAGCGATCGGCTGGCTCGGATTAAGGGCAAGGAAATTACTGTCAGTACCTGGCTCGATCGCTATTGGAAGATTCAGGAAGAACGCTTAGCCACGCAAGATATCCGGCCAAACACTTTCAAACAGAAACATAAACCTGTGGCATTGATGCGCCACAGTCTTGGCATGAAACCCCTGCCTGCTGTTGATGCTCGGGATATTGCGGCGATCCTAGATGAGTACAAAGCTATCGGTCAGGCTCGAATGGCTCAAGTTGTACGCTCTGTCTTGATTGACGTGTTCAAAGAGGCTCAACATGCCGGAGAGGTCCCACCGGGTTATAACCCTGCAGAGGCCACTAAGCAGCCGCGGAGGAAAATTACTCGCCAGCGCTTGAACTTAGAAGAGTGGCAGAAAATCTTCGATATTGCTGATAAACAGCATCAATACATGGGCAATGCGATGCTTTTGGCCGTAATTACAGGACAGCGCCTGGGTGATATCTCGGAAATGAAATTCAGTGATATTTGGGATGATCACTTGCATGTTTCGCAAGAGAAAACAGGCTCCAAGTTAGCAATACCGCTTTCTCTTCGATGCGATGCTTTGAACATATCCTTGCGTGAAGTTATCTCGCGCTGCCGAGATTATGCTGTAAGTCCGTATCTAGTACATTACTTCCGTTCGACATCAATGGCCAAGCGTGGCGCCAAAGTTTCCGGTAATACGATGACAACCAACTTTAGCAAGGCCAGAGATAAAACTGATATTGATTGGGGAAACGGTACACCAGCAACATTTCATGAACAGCGTTCGCTCGCCGAAAGGTTGTATAAGTCCCAGGGCGTAAACACGCAGATACTTCTGGGACACAAAACACAATCTCAGACGGACCGCTATCATGATGATAGGGGCAAGGATTGGATCAAAGTCAGCTGCTAGGTTTATGTGTATTGCTCAAACCCGAACTGACAGTTTCCGGGGGATAGAACGCTATCTTATTTGACAGTCGGTTTTGAACGAGAAACGGACATTGCTGAGGACACCCCATTCCTAACTCTAAGGTCGCTGTCGTCTTGGTTGTACAACTATTCATCGCAATATAACATTATTATTTTTATATTATTTCAATTACTTAGATACCCCAAAAAAGCACCCATTATTTTGCATGTTTCATAGTTTCAGAAAGTAAATATCATCAACACAGAAAGTTAACGATGCTGCTCAAAATCTAGGATAGAACAGCATGCAAGATTAGCTGAAGTTAGATGTTTTTTAACCTGCAATATCACTTTGTCAGGGGAATTACTCCTGTCATCGTAATTGGATCTGTATTTCCGTTACTTAACGTAAAAAAACCCAATCTTTCTTTTTCGTCAACCAAATTAAACATCGCTGTATGATGGCGCTTTACGCTGACATCTTTAGAATATAGTCTTAATTTAGAATCATTTAATTCAATTTCTACCGACAAACCTGAAAAATCCAAGCCAAAGCAACCAGAAAGTATTTTTTGATCTGAAGAAGGAAAACTACCTTTATAAGTTATATTATATTTAGGATTAAAGTAACGAATAAGACCGGCCTCAGCTAGACAAACGATTTCTTTCTTAGAAAGAGGGTTGTCTATTATGCTTTTAAGACGCGCAAGATCTTCCTGACCACTTATACATGTTTTATCAACCCCATTAAATGAACTAAAAAGAATATAATCGCTATATACTAGAGTGAGAATATATATTTGATCATCAGGGAAATCATTCATTGTATCAGCCAGAATTTTCTGAAGTGTTGAATGACTCCTTAAGCGATCAATAGCAGTTCTCTTTCCATCCGCATATGCTTGACCGACATATAATACTTCTAAATCGTAATAAATAGGATTGCTTGTAAACAAGGCTAACAGTTCGCTTGGCCAATGCCTATTCCCCTCACCATCGGCATTGACAGTTTCAATTTTTCTATGTGGATAACTGGAAACTCTTAAAGCAACCTCGTCTTCTATAAATGCAAAAGGAAATGAATACTCCGATACTACCTCCGCTCCATCAATACGGCTAATAACTTTACCAGTAACCTGATCTACGCTGATAACCGGTTCTTCATTGCTGCAATTGGCTTTAGGCTTTTTACATATGAGATAAATATGGCTATTATCTGATATATCCTGATGAGCATCATTCATTTTACCTTCGGCATGCAACTGATCAGGTGTGAACATCAACCAACCATTTGAAGTAATACCCACAGAAAACTCTGAGACAAATTTTCTTTTACCTATCAT